GCTTAACGACACAACAGCTAAGGCCATCTCGATGGCTGAAGAACTTGAGTCCTACAAGAGAGAAGCTATCATTCGTGAAGCAGCTCGTGATCTTGCAGAAACCCAAGTAGAAAAGCTTAAGTCTTTAGTAGAAGACATTGACTTTGATGACGAAGAAACTTTCGCTAAGAAAGTAGCTACCGTTAAGGAATCATACTTCAACAAAAAGACAAATACAGGATCTGCTGACTTTGATACCAGTGAAGACGATACAGATGATATCGTAGAAACCTCTGGTTCAATGGCTCAGTACCTTGCAGCCCTTAAAAAGACAACAAAATAATTAGGAGTCCAAAGTAATGTATAACGTAGTATCTTACGATAAGCTTATGGAAAAATGGGCACCTGTACTGAACGAAGAATCAGCAGGCACTATTAAAGATAAGCACAGAAAGGCAGTTACTGCCCAAGTTCTCGAAAACCAAGAAAATGCTCTTCGTGAAGAAGGCATGATGTTCGAAAACGCAGCAGCTCCCGCCAACTCAACCGCAGGCACAGCAAACTGGAACCCTGTTCTTATTGCTCTAGTACGTCGTGCTATGCCAAACCTTATGGCTTATGACCTTTGCGGCGTTCAGCCGATGACTGGTCCTACAGGCCTCATCTTCGCGATGAAGAGCCGTTACGGTGGAGGTTCTACTTCCAATCGTGAAGCTCTCTTTAACGAAGCTGAAACAAAATTCTCCGGTGACTCTTCCGCAACTCATGACTCAGATAACGCTTCTGGTCTGTACGGAATCACCGACTCCAACAGCGATTCTTCGATCGATAACGATCGTCTTACTTCGATTGCTGCTGGTGGTATGCCAACAGACGATGCTGAAGCACTTGGTGCATCCGGCGGATCCGCATTCCGTGAAATGGGTTTCACCATTCAGAAATCTACAGTCACTGCTAAGTCACGGGCGCTGAAAGCCGAATACAGCTTGGAACTGGCTCAGGATCTTAAAGCTATCCATGGTTTGGACGCTGAAACTGAATTGGCCAACATTCTCTCAACTGAGATCCTGGCTGAAATCAACCGTGAAGTTATTCGTACGATTAACTCACAAGCTAAAACTGGTGCTCTTCAGTCCAACACTGCAATCAATGGTATCTTCAACATCCAAACAGATGCTGATGGCCGTTGGTCAGTAGAAAAGTTCAAAGGTCTGATCCTTCAGATCGAACGTGAAGCTAACGTAATTGCTAAAGAAACACGTCGGGGTAAAGGTAACTTCATGGTATGTTCCTCTGACGTAGCTTCTGCTCTTGCTGCTTCTGGTATGTTGGACTATGCTCCTGCAATGTCAACCAACCTTCAGGTTGATGACACAGGCAATACCTTTGCTGGTGTACTCAACGGACGTATGAGAGTCTATATTGACCCTTATGCAACTGCTGATTACGTTAACGTAGGTTATAAGGGTACTAACCCATATGACGCTGGTCTCTTCTACTGCCCATACGTTCCATTAACAATGGTACGTGCAGTTGGTGAAGACACCTTCCAGCCAAAGATTGGATTCAAGACTCGCTACGGCATGGCTTCGAACCCATTCGTTGGTGCAACTCCTGCTGATGGTCTTGCAAGTGTTAAGACTAACCAGTATTACAGAATCTTCCGCGTTGACAATATCCTCGGTGCGTAAGTTCTAATAAAAAAATACTTAATGAACTGGAGCGGCTTCGGCCGCTCCTTTTTTATCTCGAATTAGTATAAATAGTAGCATGGCAGAATTAACTGAAAATTTTAACTATCTTCAACCTACCAGTTTTAAGCTGACTGTAGACAGAAAGAACTATCCTAACTTAGAGTTCTTTTGTCAGTCTTTCATTCATCCTGGAATGCTGTTAAACGCGGTTGAGTTACCTTATAAGAAAATACAGAGTATTCCTTTTATTGGTGATAAACTAACCTTTAATGAATTACAAGCAAATATTCTTCTTGACGAGGACATGAAGTCGTATGATGACATGTATTCATGGATGAGAAGGATTTTAGATGTTGGAAACATAACAGCTTATCAAGCTTCACAAGGTTCTCCTCCCTCTATGGCAGATATGACTCTTACAATTTTATCAAGTCATAACAATAAAACTAGGCAAGTGAGATATATAGATTGTATTCCAACAGCTCTTACTGATATTCAATTTGAATCAACAGCTGGAGGTGAGAGCTTTATCTTCTTTGGAGCGTCATTTAGGTTTAGTTATTTTGAACTAATTGGAGCGGGTTACACTACAAATGTAGATGGTACACCTTCTATTAATATTACCAAGTCTCTCGCGGGCTAATATATAATACTATATAATGGAGTTAATATGATTGATTTGAAGAGTATCCACGAAATGTGGGCAAAAGATTGTGTTATTGATAATATGAATTTAGACGAAGCCTCTCGGCAATCACCTATTCTTCACGCAAAATATCTAGAGTTATTGTCAACTACTAGGCTTATGCTTAAGAGAGCTGAGTTCTCACAAAAAAATCTTCTTAAACAAAAGTGGTTGTATTATAATGGTAAGTTAGACCATGAGCGCATTGCTGAGCTCGGTTGGGAGCCAGATCCATTTGATGGTCTAAAAATTCTCAAAGGTGAAATGGAATACTATTATGATGCTGATCCAGAGATTCAGAAATCTGAAGAAAAAATTCAGTACTATAAGACTATTATTGAGACACTTACAGAAATTGTCGACAACATAAAATGGAGACATCAAACTATTGGGAACATGATTAAGTGGAGACAATTCGAGTCCGGAAATTAAACCACGCAACTCTTCACATAGATTGCGATTCTGGTATAGCACAAGAACTTAATGAGTTCTTTAGCTTCTACGTGCCTGGATACAAGTTCATGCCCGCGTATCGAAATAAGATATGGGATGGAAAGATTAGATTATTTAATCGGCTTAGTGGAGAGCTTCCAGCTGGTCTCATACACCATGTAGTTCAGTTTTCACGCACGAGAGACTACGAACTAGAGTCTCTTGAATCAGAATACGGACTTCCATACGAAAAACAACATGTTAATGAAGAAAGTCTAATCTCTTTTATAAGGTCTCTTAAGTTACCATTTGAAATAAGAGACTATCAATTAGATGCTGTCAAAAAAGGATTAGAGAGAAAAAGAGGAATCTTACTCTCACCAACCGGTTCTGGTAAGTCACTTATCATATATGTAATATTATCTTATTACTTAGGTCATGTCGGTGCTCTTAATAATACTAAGGTATTAATTATTGTTCCAACAACTTCTCTTGTAGAGCAAATGGAGAGTGATTTTAAACAGTATGGCATGCCTGAAGGACTCACTCATAAGATATACTCTGGTAAAGATAAAGACACTAATAAACCTATTGTAATCTCTACATGGCAATCGATTTATAAATTACCGAGAATTTGGTTCGAGCAATTCGGCGCCGTTTTTGGTGATGAGTGCCATGGATTTAAGTCAAAGTCTCTCACTAGTATTATGAATAAGTGCGGAGAGGCTGAATACCGGTACGGAACTACCGGTACTCTTGATGGAACTCAGACTCATGAGTTAGTATTACAAGGTCTTTTTGGTAGAACTTATAAGGTGACTACAACCCGTGACTTACAAGATGAAGATCATCTCGCTAAACTTGAAATAAAGAGACTCGAGTTAGACTACAGTGAAGATATTAAAAAGAATTTTGGAAAGAAAACATATCAGGAAGAAATTGACGTCATAGTTGCTAATGAACAAAGAAATAAATTTATTAGAAATCTAACTGTGAGTCTTGAAGGTAATACTTTACTTCTCTATAACTATGTCGAAAAGCACGGTAAGCCTTTATTTGAGATGATAAATAATATTGTAGATGAAAATCGAAAAGTCTTCTTTGTTTCTGGTGGTACTGAAACCGCTGATAGAGAAGCGATTCGAGGAATAGTGGAGAAACAGAAAAATGCTATTATCGTTGCTAGCCTTGGAACTTTTAGTACTGGCATCAATATACGAAACTTACACAATATTATATTTGCCTCCCCATCCAAATCGCAGATACGTGTTTTACAGTCCATTGGTCGCGGTCTTCGTAAAAGCGACGATGGGTCGACAACTCAACTCTTTGACATAATAGATAATATTAGTTGGAAGAATAGAAAGAATTTCGCTCTCGTACATGCAGAAGAGAGACTTCGAATATATGAAAGAGAAAGATTCTTTCACAAAACCTATAAGGTACCATTAAAATGATAGATCTAGCTTTAAAACAGTTTAAAATGTCAAATGATGATGAAATTATTTGTGAGGTACTTGAATGGAATAACGAAGAGAACGACGCTGTTATAGTTCGAAACGTTATGCGAGTTGTTCATGTCGAAGACTTTGAGAAGAGTATTAGATTTTATGCTTTCCGGCCATGGATGACTTTTATGGATGATCCAGACGAACTTCACACGATTAATTCTGGTCACATTATCGCAGAGGTATCCCCTTCTTCTGAAATTATAAAACACTACGTTAAAGCTCTTAAAGATGTTCAAGACTCTAGAAGACTACGAAAGAAAAAGGTTAGCGCCTCTCTTGACGATATCGCAGAAAAGATGGCGGGCATGGACGAAGATGAGTTCGAAATGTACTTAGATCAGTTAGCTGAGATTGCTGGAGATGATTCAGATATGCCAGAAAACGTAGTCAAATTTAAACCTAAAGGAAGACTTCATTAATGTCTTTTTTAGTACATCCGTTACCACCTATTCCTGTTTATGTCAGAAAAGAATATCTCTATGATCTTGAAAAAGGTCATGGTGAATATACACCTGGAATCTGGGTATCAGTAAAATCAATACAAGGCAAAGCGCTTTATTTTGAAACACTTTTAACAGATTATGGAGCACTATACGATAAACTCCCTTTGTCAGCGTTTGTTCATAACCTTGAACACGGCAACCTTCCTCTCGATGTTCTCCAGCTTTGGGATTGTTTTGATTATGATATCACTGTAATTCAAAAACCTTTACTAAGTCGGTGTGAGTTTTTCGGAAAAGATAAAAAAATGTATGCTGGAGAATATATGTTTACTATTGATAATGCTCATAGAGATCTTTCGTATCTCGATACAAATTTCAGTGAACATGATCCAGAGCATAAAAGTTTTAATGTAATAAAATTGGATAATGGACAATTTGCTGCTCAACCTAATAATAGAGTTATTTTTAGAGATTCTAGTCTCACGATAGATAAATTGAAAATGCCTGACTTTAAAGTGTGCACACAAAATTACGCTGTTGAGACAGAACCTAAATGGTCAGTTGGTCATACTGATGAATGGCAGTATAAAACAAAGGACGGAAGGTAGTACCCTGTCCACCAAAAATACCTTAATTTATTATACTACAAAATGTTGTAGTTGTAAACAAGTATTTTTTCTTCTTAAATAGAAATTTAACTGTTTACATGAGTATCGTAATGTTATATAATAGTCGTATATGAAAGGATGAGTTATGGCAAAAAGAAAAAGTATTCACTACGTTAACAATGCTGATTTCTCTCAAGCCGTAGTCGATTATGTGACTCTGGTTAATGAAGCAAAAGCAATTGATGAGGTGATTCCGATCGTACCAGATTATATCGCCCAATGTTTTTTACGTATCGCCGAGGGACTATCTCACAAATCTAATTTCATTCGATATACATATCGTGAAGAAATGGTAATGGATGCGGTAGAGAATTGTTTAAAAGCAATTCATAACTACAATCTAGAAACTGCCACTCGTACCGGTAAACCTAATGCTTTTGCGTACTTTACTCAGATCTCTTGGTACGCGTTTCTTCGAAGAATAGCAAAAGAGAAAAAGCAACAAGATGTAAAAATGAAATATCTCTCTAAATCTGGTATTGAAAACTTTGTCGATCTGGAATTAGCAGATACTTCTTCAAGCCAAATTATCGGAGCCTTTGTAGACACGTTACGAGACCGTATCGATAAGATTAAGCAAACTGATAATGTTTATGACGACATCTATAAAGAAGAAAAGAAAAAGAAGAAGCGAGTAAAAAACGCTGATTCTGATTTAAGCGATTTTATGCAATGAAACTAGAAGTACAAGAAGACAGTAATGGTGATCAGTTTTTAGAATTTCCTCCGGATCTTATTAAAAACGTAGGTTGGCAAATTGGTGATACATTAGAATGGATCATCGAAGACAATTATATTATTTTAAGGAAACCCATTAATGCAAATAGCAGTTCTCAATGATTCCCATTGTGGAATTCGTAACTCTTCTGAGATCTTTTTAGATAACGCAAAAGATTTTTATGAAAATGTCTTTTTTCCTGAGTGCGAAAAGAGAGGCATTAAACATATACTTCATCTTGGAGACTATTACGATCACCGTAAATATATTAATTTTAAGGCACTTAATCATAATCGTAAACACTTTCTTTCTGTATTAAGAGATCGTGGTATGACTATGGACATTATTCCAGGCAATCATGACACATATTTCAAAAACACTAATGATCTTAACTCGTTAAAAGAGTGTCTTGGCCATTATATGAATGAGATTCACATTATAATGGACCCAACTGTTATGGAATACGGATCGCTTAAGATCGCCTTATTGCCATGGATATGCGCTGATAACTATAATCAATCAATGAAATTTATTAAGGAGTGTAAGGCTGATTGGCTTGGTGGGCATCTTGAGTTTACAGGTTTCGACGTTATGAGAGGTGTACAACATCATGGCGGTATGAATCACAAGCTCTTTGAGAAGTTTGAACTAGTACTCACCGGTCATTTTCATTGTTCATCACGTAAAGATAATGTTTGGTATCTAGGCAGTCAGATGGAGTTTTTTTGGTCAGATGCGCATGATCCAAAGTACTTTCATATTATCGATACCGAAACAAGAGAAGTAGAAAAAATTCGTAATCCTCATACTTTATTTGAAAAAATTGTTTACAATGATGAGAAAATAGATTATAATAATTATGATTTAGCAAACTTAAATAAGAAATTTGTGAAAGTTGTAGTTGTAAATAAGTCAGATACATTTTTGTTTGATAGGTTTATCGATAAAATCCAGAATCAAAACATCTATGAACTCAAGATTGCAGAAAACTTTAATGAGTTTCTTGGTGAAAATGTAGAAGATGAAGGTCTTGAAATTGAAGACACCACGCAGTTAGTTGATGACTATATTGATGGAGTTGATACGGATCTCGACAAAGATCGAATCAAAGTTAATATGCGTGAACTCATGACAGAAGCACAGGCACTTGAGGTAGCATGATTACATTTAAGACGGTACGCTGGAAGAATTTTTTATCTACTGGCAACACATTTACTGAAATTGACTTATATAAAAGTAAGTCTACACTTATTGTCGGTGCTAATGGTGCCGGCAAGTCTACGATGCTGGATGCTATATCATTCGCTCTCTTTGGCAAACCGCATCGTAACATTAACAAACCTCAGTTAATCAATTCAATCAATAATAAAGATTGTATTGTTGAGGTATCTTTTGCAATTGGTAAGAGTGACTATAAGGTGGTTCGAGGCATTAAGCCTGGCAAATTTGAAATTTGGAAAAACGAAACACTGATTAATCAATCTTCGCACGCAAAAGAATATCAGAAGATCCTCGAGCAAAATATCCTCAAACTTAATCATAAGTCTTTCCATCAGGTAGTTGTATTGGGTTCCTCCTCTTTTATCCCATTCATGCAACTACCAGGAGGACATAGGCGAGAGGTTATCGAGGATCTTCTTGATATTAACGTGTTTTCGAAAATGAATACACTGTTAAAAGATAGAATTACAGTACACAAAGATAAGTTGAAAGACTTACAGTACCAATATGATCTAATTAAGAATAAAATTGAAACGCAATCAAAATATATTAAAGACGTAAAAGCTCTTACTGACCAGAATATTACTGAAAAAAGAAATAAGGTCACAGACAATCAAGTTGAGATTGATAGTCTACAATCGACAAATAGTACTTTATCAGAAGAGATTGATGGAGTGCAAGAGGAGTTACAAAATGAACTCAACACGCTACATGACAAAAAGCAATCACTCCTACAGTACAACGCTCAGTTCAAGCAGCAAATGGCAACAGTCGTTAAAGATGCGAAATTTTATGAAGAACATGAAAACTGTCCGACCTGTGATCAAAGTATTGATTCGGAAGTCAGAAAAGGAAAGCTCGAATCTTCGAAGGCTAAAGCCAAAGAACTTCAAAGCGCAATGGGTAAGCTCTCTGAAGAATCAACTACAGTTGAAGAGGCTATTTCGTCTACAAATGACTCACTTTCCAAGATACGAGACAAACAAAATAGCATACATTCTAACAATCAGCAAATCACCAGGCTCCAAGCAGAAATTAGATCTATCGAAGAAGATATATCTGGATCAGCTACCGCTGATCTAAGACAGGCTGAAGAAGATCAAACAAAGAATGAAGCTCAGAAGAATTCTATTCTTGAAGAAAAGTTTAAGATCTCTGATGAATACAACTACAATATTGTAATGGGTGAAATGCTGAAAGATACTGGTATCAAGACAAAAATTATTAAACAGTATTTGCCGGTGATAAATAAACTCGTTAATCAGTATTTACAGATTCTCGATTTCTTTGTACACTTTAATCTTGACGAAAGCTTTAGTGAAACTATTCGGTCAAGACATCGTGATGAGTTCACATACGACTCGTTCAGCGAAGGTGAGAAACAAAGAATCGATTTGTCACTTCTTTTTACTTGGCGACAGATTGCTAAGATGAAGAATTCTGTGGCAACAAATCTCTTGATCTTGGATGAGACATTTGACTCATCACTTGATCATGAGGGTGTAGATAATCTATTGAAGATTCTCTATACACTTGGAGATGATACAAATATCTTTGTCATCTCGCATAAAGGCGAAATTCTTGATGGTAAGTTCAATTCTAAAATTGAGTTTAAGAAAGAAAAGAATTTTAGTAAAATGGTTGCTTAATGATTTACAAAGTGACTATTTTGTGTTATAATAATCTATTAATGAAACACGGAGTTATGTTATGGAATTGAATGACGGTACTCTTCAAGTATTGAAGAATTTTTCTGGTATCAACCAGAATATTCTGATCCGATCTGGCAATACATTGAAGACAATTAGTGAAGCACGTAACGTCGTAGCGCGTGCCCAAATCACAGAAGAATTTCCCAAAGACTTTGGGATCTATGACCTCAACGAGTTTATCGGAGTACTCGGTCTCGTTGATGTACCTCGTCTCAAATTTGAAGACGAGTATGTAACTATCGGTGATTCTACCGGTAGATCGAAAGTCAAGTATTTCTTTTCCGCCGAAGAAACACTGACGACGCCACAAAAAGATATTAACATGCCTGATTGCGAGGTAAAGTTTGTTCTTACGAACGAAACTCTTAATAAGGTAAAACGAGCTGCCTCTACTCTTGGTCATAATGAGGTATGCATCTCTGGTAAAGATGGAGTGTTAAGTCTCTCTGTGGTAGAAAGTGGAAACTATACCTCTAACTCCTATTCGATCGATGTCGATGGAGATTTTCCGAGTGATAGCAACTTCCAATTTATTGTTAACATTGGAAATCTTAAGATCTTACCTGGCGACTATGATGTTGAGATCTCCTCTAAATTAATCTCGCAATTCAGTCATAAAGAACATAATGTTCAATATTGGATTGCACTCGAAAAGACGTCTAATTATGGAGTATAATATGTCTGAACAAGTTGATCAACTTCGCGATCTAGCGAATAAAGCCGGCCGGTCTACGGTTGCAGTCATCGATGCCATGACTCAGCGTGGTGCGTTTAAAGGTGAAGAGCTATCGACTATCGGTGGTCTTCGCGATCAGTGTATCGCAATCATTCAAATTTGCGAGCAACTATCACAAGACGCTGCAATGGAAGATGACGACGACGAATAAAACATTTACAAATTTGACCACTTGTGATATAATACTATTTTGTTATGGAGTTTGTAAATGTCTGAATTTCTCTGGGTCGAGAAGTACCGTCCTCGCACGATTGCTGAGACCATTTTGCCTGATAGTCTTAAGCAAACATTCCAGAGACTAGTAGATGCCGGTGAATTGCCAAATATGCTTTTCACCGGTACTGCCGGTCTTGGTAAAACCACAGTCGCAAAAGCACTGTGTAATGAACTGAACCTTGACTATATTCTTATCAATGGTTCTGAAGAAGGCAATATTGATACACTTAGAGGCAAAATTAAACAGTTTGCTTCTTCTATCTCTCTACAAGGTGGCTATAAAGTCATTATCCTTGACGAAGCAGATTACCTGAATCCTCAGTCGACTCAACCAGCTCTTCGTGGTTTTATCGAAGAGTTTAGTAATAACTGCAGATTTATTCTTACTTGTAATTTTAAGAATCGTATTATCGAACCACTTCATTCTCGTTGTGGTGTATACGAATTTAATACAAGTAAAAAGGATATGGTATCTCTTGCTGAACAATTCTTTGAACGAGCTAAATATATTC